TCCTTTGAGATATGCTCATTGTGTAACCGATCTTGCTTGGCCATATTCAAAAAGTCAGTGTTAGCTGTACGACCGGTTCGGATAGTTTCCTGACCTTGAGTAGAGCCAGCAGCCATATTCATCTGAATATGTTGAGTTACCATAAGACCTGAGTCAAGCATAGCGCCTTGAAGTACTTCTGACATTCGTGAAGCGCCCCAAGCTGATCGCATATCAGAACCAACAATAGTCAAGCCAGCATCGATAAATCGCTGTTCAGTAACCATTGCATCTTCTGTAGAAATCAGTGTTGGAATGCAGTTGACAAAGTGTACACCAGCAGCCAAAGCAACGTCAACCCAATAACGGCTTGCTTCCTCTGATCCTACTGGCAGATAGTTGACAAGAACATCAACATTGTGGTATTGCAAGAGCTCAACAGTGCGCTCAAATGATTCAGCAGGAGCTGCTCCATTGACAAAGGTAACCTCGTCTGGATAGTCCTTCATATGAGGCGCAATGCCATCAAGCTCTGGTGCTGAATAAACCATTGCATCATCAGTTACGCATGATGCTTCGCTTTCGCCATTTGTTGCAATTTCAGCAACATGGTCCATTGCGCAATTTGGCTGAGCTCGTAAAGCTTTAGCCAGTGGCTTATTGACCTTTCTTTTATCGATATCAAAACCCAGTACAAACTCGATATCGTGTACTTCGTATCCACCAATGTCTGGATACATAAGACCTACTTTATCGTCTGGATTTTCGTTGTAGTATTGAATCCCTTCAACAAGAGATTTAGCGCAGCTTCCGACACCTACGATGCCGACCCGTATTTTTGACATAATTGTTCCTCCTATTATATCAGTTTATTAAGGTGAGAGATTTGGCTGGGAGTCCAGAGTAGCTCACCGTATATTAGTAGTTATACAAATTAAGTTTTTGACGAACTTAAAAAGTCCCATTCTATACCTGCTTCTTCAAACATTTTTTGGGTAATTTTAAAAGATTCTGACCAGCGATCAGGTACATTATCGCATCTCAATACAACTCTTTTAATACCCACTTGGATTATACCCTTTGCGCATTCTCCACAAACTGGTAATCCATACACATATAAAGTAGCACCGTCCAAGCATACACCATTATATGTAGCATTATATATTACATTCATTTCAGCATGGACGATGTACTTATATTTTTTATCCCTATCACGATATCTGATTTCTGAATCTTCGATACCACGAGGGAACCCATTATAGCCTTGTGCCAATACACTTCCTTGATGAGATACTGCCACAGCTCCTATTTGACGGGATGGGTCTTTGGACCATGAAGAAACGGCTTTCGCCAGGTCCATGTATCGCTCATCCCATTTCATTTAATAAACTTAAAGTGGCGTTCATAAACATGTAAATTCTGTACTTGCCAATGGATATCTCCGAGTTGGACATAATCTTCGGTTAAAAAGCTATAAGTTTGCGCATTATAATCATCACACATTCTCTTAAGCAATTCTAATTGCCAAGCCCTGTCATTCTTATAGCCAAACACCACGTCATTTGACCGCATCTGGACTACGCAATGGATCTTATTGTCACGGATATAATAGCTTACAGCATTCGTACAAATAAAATCATTCTTTCCATTCTCAAAAGCCTCAACCCATATTGAAGGCCGAGTATAGATCATTGTAGCACGACGAGAGTTTGGATTATCGATAAGCTCTTGAAGAGCATTTTCATATTGGTTATAGAATCGATCAGAATAAATGATATAGCCATAATTTGAATTGATCTCGCCCCAGTCATTTCCTGTTGGAACCCATGCTTTAGGTGGATCGTCATATCGGTCAATGTCATAAATGTTGGTGGACATTGAATCATACCAATCAATTTCTTTTTCGATATACTCTACATTAGGCTTACCGAATATCGCTGGCTCATCAGCAATAAAAGAAGCTCCGAGTATCTCAAGAGTCTTACAGCCAGATCGATCAATAGTGTATTCATCATAGTTATAAAGGTCAATAAATGCTTGACGAATATTACTTACGTTGTACATAACGGTCATCCATTTCGGGGTGGTCAGTAGCATGCATCATCAGTATCATAAGTTGAGTACATGCATGAGCGAGGTGGCGTTTACCAGATTCAGGATCTAAGTCTTCACCACGCCAAAAAGCATTGAGGTGTCTTTGCATTGAAGCATATGTGCGGGACCATTCAGTAATACCGCCATCGTCACGCCAATTGTTCATGCCATACTTATCAGCGCCAAAGCCGAAGACTTCAGAGATTTCTTCAAGACATTCTGGCGGAATAAGGTGTAAAGGGTACTTGCCATTATCATATTTCATAGCTAATATTATAATCTATTTTTGAGTTGAAGTAAACGATTAATTTAGTCAAGTGTTCCATCTTCTTTAAGGCCACACCAATTACATGCTTCGCCTTTTGCGATGGAGTATGTTCCATTGTGTTTGCAGTTATGCTCCCACATATCCTTCTTTTTCTTAAAAATGCGATCCCAATTGTCCTCAAAGACCTTACGCTCTAATTTAGGATCAATAGGTCTTCGCTTATCACCTTTACCAGCCATAACTAGTTACCCGGATGATTATCTGGCGTACAGCCACACATATAGTCAGTTCCACCGCAATACGGACAACGGCCCATTGCGCTTTTAATTAATTGAATTAAATTGCTCATTTTTAAGCTCCTCTATATCAGATCGAAGTTCACGGATGTAGCTTTGCTTTTCATCCTCAGAATTAAACTCTATGTCACTAGTGTCTTCTTCAAGTGACATAAGAATACGTGTCAAATTTCTTATCTTAACCTCACGCACTCGTGAAGATTTACCCATTACTAAATTATTCATAAACGGTTTTTAAAGACAAACTCAATTGCCCTTTCAGCCTCCTTTTCAATTGCTCGCTTTTGGTACCAACCACCTGTAGCATTATCTAAATCTCGAACGATATAAGCAATTTCTTGTGGAGTAATCGGATAACCACGAGACATTGCATTACCGGCAATTGATACCATTATTTGATACATCTTTAAGTACCAACCAGAACCATTGATTGCCTTATATTCTTCTACTTGTCGCTTATTGACAAATGGACAATCAACATAGCCAGTCCAACTAAAATCAGTATTGGTTAACTGATTCTTCTTATGTTCCATCAAACCTTTTTGAATAGCCTCTGGTAGCTTGTCAAAGAACGAGGTTGATGGAGATATATATCGATGCTTCTCCATAATCTCATTAGGCTCCATGATTTTGCCAGGATGCGTAAAGATAAAGTTATGAGCTTTCTTATAACGAGCAGGGATATAATACATACGGCTCAGATCTTTTGTCTGAGCATCTGCAATATCGCCAATTTCTTTGTTAAGAGCAAACCAAAAATGTTTGATTTTGTCTCGATCAACATACTCAGTCAATGGGAATACTAATCGAAACTTAGGGTTGGCAGGCGTTGAACTTGCTGTTGAGTAGCAGACATAATAATAGTCCTTATACTTCTCATGAATCTGATCAACTTCGCCAACGAAATCATCGACATCTACAATACCAAAGCCGCCCCAACCAAGAACATTGTCATTGGCTCGGGTAGTGTCTGGCTTATAGATTGCCGGTGATATCAGAGGTGCATCCTTTTTTGTTGGATACTTATTAGACTCAGATAGCTTATACAGAACTGACTCAAACTCCTCAAAGGAGTTATACTGCATTTGCTTATCTGTTTTATTGTCGTATATGTTATTGAAGATCGTTAAGGATACCATGATTGTCCTCGTGATTCGGTGCTACCCATCCAGCTGGCTTGACAAGGTCTGGAAGACCGAGTGGATTTGGCCTTGAAGCCTTTTCGCCAACTTCCTTTGCCATATTGGCTTTGTGGACTTCCAACCAAGCTTTGTGGGCATCCACGCCAAATGCATCGAGTGTACCAATTGCGACAACGCAGATATCGATAAGACCATCTACGATTTCTTCAGCATCCAAACCATCAACGGCAATTGAGGTTTCATTTGCTTCTTCGTAAATAAACTTGAGTCTAAAATTAAGAAACTCTTTAAGTTTTTCAGGATTATTTGCTACCCATTCATGTACACCATATTTACTATGCATGTCATGAATATCTTGTGGCCAATCTCTTTTCATGTTTTTTCCTATGCAATAATTTGTGATGAGGGCGTAAGAATTGCTCCAGTCATTTCTTTCCAACCATCAACAAGCTGGTCAGCTGGGGTGACAACCCACATTACGTGCGCACGTGGAATGCCTAATCCTTTAGCCACATTTGCATACGGCATATACTGAGCTGTTGAAATCTTACCATCTCCAGTTGGGACAATAATAAACGGGTTTTCGATAAAAACCGTATCAGGCTCAGTCACTACATCCACGTTACCCAGCAATTCTTCGCCGGAAGTTAATCTTACTAGCATACGTCCATTTTATACTCCATTCTATCATATTTTGGATTGTTTGTAAAGGTTTATTCAAAAAAACTTTCAAGGGATGCCACTTCTTTTGAGTTCCAACCAACTGCATGCAGGATTGGATCAATAGCGTCAAGAAAGGTTTTTTGGAATTGTAGGTCAAAGTCAATGTACTTATGTAGTCCAAACTCTGGTGGCAGATAGTCTGGAAACGATATGACATTTTCTTTGATGAGATTCGGCGTACGCAGATAAATGAATTTGATCTTTTCGCCGTTCTGAATTGGTACATAGTTTTTTAAGCTTTTATCATTAATCAAATTGTTGTATAAGATACCACCCCGAACATGAATGGGAGTGCCCTTTTTGTACAGAGTATTCCTATCACGAAAGCTACTGATGTTACTTATACCACGAGGAAATGCTATCTCATCTGGTGGCAGAGTGTTGAAATATTGGCGGAACTGCTCAATAGAATTCTGGACTTCTGCCTCAGTTGACGTCATAATAACCTTAAACATTTGCTTAAGCGCTTCCCTACATGGTTGAGGAGTAGAAGACTTGATAGCTTCGATGCCCATAATCTTAAGCTTAGGTTCAGCATATCGGACTCCTTCGTTATCATGTACATTCAGAATATACCGCTTTTTGGCAGTCCAGATACCGCGATCAGCAATAGCTTCGCGTTTCATTACCATTCGATTTTCCAGGCCACCCATCAATTGGAAGAATTGGTCATATGATTTTTCGAGTACTGGCTCAAGCGCATCAGTACAGATTTTATCGAGGAAATTGACTGGGTTGGCGGGTTGTACTTTTTTGACTAGGTCGCCAAGGTTTACATATAGCGAATCGGTGTCGATTGCCAGTACATAATCTTTATTGGTATTGAGGACTTTGTTGAGATATCCATTAATAGCTTGCTCAGCCCAACGGATAACTAGCTGACCAGTAAGAGTAATTCCTTCAGCGATCCGCTGATCGAAAAAACGGAAATACTTATTGCCCATAGCACCATAAAGAGAGTTAAGGAGAATCTTAATAGCCATCTGCCTGTTTTCTGCGATGGCAATTTCTTTTTCAATGTTATAGACCTCTTGTTTATTGGATTTGTCTACAGATTCGAGCTTCTGTTTAGCATCCAACATTTCCTTTTTGACCGTCACACGTTCAGCATACATTTCATCAATTATTTTTGGCAACACGCCCTGATGATTTATATTGAAGTATTGACCATTGGCAGCTAAGCATTTGCCACGATTATTTATTTGTGAGGCATCTTTAAGAATTGAATCAGGACTAACATTGCATACTTCGCCTTCGGCAATAGTCTCGGGCGACATATTAGATTGCATAATGATTGACGGATAAAGAGAGTTGAGGTCAAACGATACTACCCAGTCATGCATACCAACATGCGGTTCTTTAACATAGCCACCCGGATATGGAGTTTTGATTTTATCTTCAGCGAATGGTACGATTACTTTATTGGCATATAGGTCACGGAATATAATAGAATCCCATATCGATGTAGTGCCAAAGGTTTCTCCATAGTTTACTCCACCTCGGTATGCCATAGTCAAAGCAAGAGTAATCAGCCCGAGCTTATCTTCCAATCGGTCCACAAGCTCCACGTCTTTAATATTATAGTCAATAAACTTTTGTGGGTTATGGAGATATAGAGTATGGAGCGATGAGTACTCGTCATATGAGAGTTTCTTTTCGCCAAGTACCACGTGGGCAATATGGTCGAGTTTGTATGTTTCTTGTGGGCCATACGAATAGCCGAATTTCTTAAACAGTTCTAGGTAATCCATTTGCGATATGCCATGGATTTCATATGACATTTGCTTACGCTGCATGACCGTTACTTCGCGTTGATCAACCATTCCCCAGGGCGAGAACTTTTTAGCAGCTTCTTCGCTTAACAGCTTTGTCACTCTATGGATAAGGTATGGCATATCAAAGAAACGGGAGTTCCAGCCAGTAATAACATCTGGCGTGTGTCTGGGTGTCGCCCAATGAGAAAGGAACTCAATAAGAAGTTTGACTTCGTTTTCGCATTTGGTAAACACCACGCGGTTGTCTTTCATAAGAGACTTTTCTACATCATAATCAACTGTGGCCCAGACATAGTATGTG